TGTAATGCCCTACAAGGGAAAACTAGACGGTGCCGCCATAGAGACATCGATCAGCATAGCACTGGACAACGCCTACAAGGAATACAAAGAGATGAACAGGCGTACCATAGAGTGGCAGTCACAGTTGAGTGCGTTCAAGGCCAGGAAGGCCCTGCAACGGATCAAGGAACTATCACATCGCAGGAAACTTGAACTGCTGACCCTTTACTCCATAGACCCAAAGAGGATTAAGAACAAGCCATAATCTATCCGTACGCTTATTAAACAATTAAATAGCATAATAAATAACAACATACTCCCAAGGAGGAACTGACATGGAACAGTATAAGCAACCAGAAGTCAACACTGCCGAGAACATTGAGAACAAAGCAGTAGACTCTAAAGTTACACCAAGTGACAACCAATCTCAAGAAGAGGTATCAACACCGAAAACATTTACTCAATCGGAGTTCAATGATGCGATGGCATCTGTTCGTAAGAAAGCAGAAGCGAGCGTGTTGAAGAAATTTGATGGGGTGGACGTGGACAAGTATCGTGCTCTGTTGACCAAGGAAGAAGAACAGGTCCTTGAGGAACAGAAAAAACGAGGTGAATTTGAAAAGATCCTAAAGGAAACTGCTGAGAAGAAAGACCAGAGGATTAATCAATTACACACACAGTTGAATTCAATCAAGGTAGATGATGCTATTATTTCATCGTCAGCCAAGTACAAGGCCATTTCACCTGCACAGGTATCGCAGTTGATCAAGAACCAAGTCAAGTTGAATGAAGCTGGAGATGTTGAAGTAGTGGACCAAAATGGTACGCCACGTTATGCTGAATCTGGAGATCCTTTGACTGTTGACACATTGGTAAAAGAATTCCTAGACACAAACCCGCACTTCATAAGTGCAGGCCCATCAGGTAGCGGAGCGAAGTCAAACACATCCACCACAGGCATTGGTACTGTTGATATAGCGTCCCTGGACATGAACAAGCCCGAGGACAAAGCAATCTACGCCGAGTACAGAAAAAAACAAGGCTTAGTAAAATAACAACAATAACAATAGGAGAACCATACAATGGCTCTAACAAACACTACAACACTTAATGACCTTTTGCCTGCAATCACGGCAGAGGCATTATTCGTAGCGTCAGAAAAATCTTTAATGAAAGGTCTAGTAAGAAACTACACATTGGCACCAGGCACAGGTAAAACTGTCACTGTTCCAATCTACCCTAACCAAACAGCGGGTGCTTTAACCGAAGCAACGGCTCCAACTGCAACAGCGATATCAACTGACGGCGTTACTTTCACAGTATCAGAAGTTGGTTTGACTGCGACTGTTTCAGACCTTTCAATAGTGGCATCAGCGTCTAACGTTGTTGCTGACATCGGAAGATTATTTGGTGAAGCGATCGCGAGAAAAATGGATGCTGACATGATGGCGGCTTTCAACACGTTCTCAGGACAGGTTGGCGGATCAGGTGAAGGTTTATCAGGAACTGCAACTCCGGCTTTACTTTTCCAAGCAATCGCTAAACTAAGAGCGAACGGATACGACACATCAAACGATTGTGCAATCGTGTTACACCCAAACATCGCATATGACATTGCTTCAACTCTTACTTCAACTTTTGCGGCTCCGGCTAGCCAAGTTGGTAATTCTGCATTGGCTAATGGCCTAATGGGCACACTGGGTGGAGTCCCCGTCTATCAAAGTTCTTTAGTGAACTTAGCAGATGGTTCAACAGCTGGTGACTACGGTTGTGGAATCTTCCACAAAGACGCGATTGGCCTTGCAATGATGCAAGACATCAAGATCGAATCACAGAGAGAAGCCACTTTAAGAGGTTTCGAAATTGTTGGTTCGGCTGTCTACGGTACAGGCGAGTTATACGACGGTGCAGGTATCAGAGGAAGCTTCGACTCAACAATCGAGTAGTTCTAACAAATAAGGAGGCAACTCCTCACTCATTAAAAGGGTGGACATTAATTTGTTCACCCTTTTTCTATTACAACTTAATCGCCAATCACACGCAATAAATAACAGTAGCCAGAAGGACTGGCACACGCTTTAACAGGAGGACTCTTAAGTGGCTAACTTTACAACCGATTCCGACATCGAGCAATACGAGCCGGACATCAAGAATTATGGAATCCAGGACTACTCGGATCTCCACGCACTATCATCAGCAGACGTAAGAAGAGACATATCAATCGAATGGTGGCCCAGGGCCAACTTCGGACGTTATGACCTAACAACGGGTTCGACGGCTTCAATGAACGAGGACCTACTGGTAGACGCACAATGGACGAGGGCCGCTGTGTATCACGTGTTGGGTTATTTTATCTACCCACGTCTAAGTACTTTCTCCCCAGAAGGCGATGTATTCAGAGAGAAGATGGCCTACTACAGGCAGGAATACAAGACCGAATTTGACAAGATCTTACAAGCAGGAGTAAAATACGATTACGATAGCAGTGGTGATATTTCAGAGGCAGAGAAAAAACCCACCCACTTCAATCGTCTCGTAAGGTAACAACCTATGAGTGCAAGAGAGAACATAACGACGGACATCGTCGAACAATTGAACAACATGAGCGATCCGGCACCGGCGTTGGTGACCAGGGAGTTCTTTGAATTCGAGAAATTGGCGATCACACAGTTCCCCGCGATACTTGTCGTGTCAGGCAACGAGGAGAGGGTGGACATCAGCATGTCAGAGAGACAGGGGACAATGGACATAGAATTGAGATGCTTCGTCAGGGGATCTGAACTGGACACGGCCAGGAACCAACTGATAGAGAACATTGAACAGACGCTGGAGGCCAGCAGGAGCAGGAACACAACGATCCAAGACACTGCCACGCACTACGTACAATCATCAATCAACAACATAGAGATAATTGAGAGACAACAACCATTGGCACAGTTCAACGCGACGCTGTCAGTTACCTATGCATACAAGAGAGGTAATCCATAATGTCAATACAGATGTATGATAAACAAGGGAATTCAATAATAGTCGACAACCCACAGGTTCAAGACCATTTGAGATCAGGCTGGAAATTTAAAAAACCTGCTGTGACTACAAAGCCACAGAAAGAGATCCAAATCAAACCAAGACAAAGGCAGATGCGAATTACGAAAGCAGAGGCTGAAGTCATTAACAACAAAAAAGAGGAGGAATAGGCAATGGCTACTAACACGGCAATCTATTCAGGAACACAAGGAGTCGCTAAATTTGACGTTGGCGGTTCAATAACAAATGTTGCTTCTATCATTTCTTTTTCTGTGTCACAGACGGGTGACGCGATTGAGACTTCAGCAATGGGATCAACATCAAGAACTTATCTACCAGGGTTGACAAACTTCACTGGTTCAATGAGTCTATACTTCAGAGATGACGATGCGGCACAATCAGCATTGTTCGCGGGCGCGGGAGCGGCGGCGGCATCTATCGAGTTATTCCCAAGTGGAGCAACTACGGGTGTCAAACTATCTGGAGAAGTAATCATCACTTCGCACGAGATTGCGGCGGGGAATGATGGGGCAGTCACGGCAGAAGTCAGTTTCCAAGGCACAGGAAATTTGACCAAAACAGACCTTTAATAAAATGAGGGTTACCTTTAATGCAAGTTCGCTCACAAAGGCCTTGGAGAAATCTATCAATATGATTTCGAAAACAACTAGTGAGGATGTGCTTAAAGGGGTCAGACAGAGATCACCGGTTCGTTCTGGACTGTTCAAGAGAAGCTGGCGTATGAGTGGGAGCAAGAATCGATACAAGATTTCAAACTCACAATCATATGGACACGCACTTGAACATGGCAAGAGTGGACAGGCCCCAAATGGTGTCGTCGGACCAACAATAAGAAACATAGCGAAATAGAGGAGATATAAAATGAGTATAACAGACAAAATAGCGAAACACTATCAGTCAGCGATTGCTGGTGATTTGCAAAAGATCCACGTGGAGGAATGGGACACTGACATTTATTGCAGGACAACATACCCTTTAAAGGATGAGGCCAAGATCCTTCAACTACAAACTGAAGGAAAGACTGTTGAAGCACTAGTGGAGAGTATAATCGTTAAAGCCAGGGACAAAGATGGCAAGAGAATATTCCATGATGCTGACAGGATTAAGTTGATGAATGAAGCAGACCCAATGGTTATCGTAAAAGTTGGTGGTGCTATCAATAACGCAAAACTTAATGTTGATCAGGAGACTGCCTCAAAGGAATAGAGTCTAATGTTGAGTTAAAGTTTGTAATGATACTGGCAGACAGATTAAAAAAGTCTGTCGATGAAATATTACAGATGACGACATTAGAGTTACAGTTGTGGGCCGGTTATTTTTTGTTTGAACATAACGATGGTAAGAAAACTATGGGTAAACAACCGGCACCAATGCCAACAAGGAGACGTAGATAATGGCCGATGCAAAACAAAGATTATTGATCGAAATTGCGATCAAGAACCAACGGGCGTTAGGTAACGTCAACTCCAGTCTCAAAAAGATACAAGCCAGCAGTTTCAAATTAAGCACGGCACTTAAAGGTGCCGGTATAGCCTTGGCGGCGGTCTTCGCGGCAAGGATTGGTAAGTCCATAATTGATACCACTGCAAGGTTTGAAGATTTAAATGATGCATTGGCTTCTGTTACAGGTTCGGCACAGGCAGGTGGTGAAGCGTTTGACTTCGTAAGCAAATTTGCCACACAGACACAGTTTGGTGTTGAAGACCTTACAACCACTTTCATCAAATTGAAAGCGTCAGGCATTGAACCCACACAGGACTTATTAACACTATTCACAGACACAGCGGCAGTAACAACGGACCAACTTGGTTCATTACAAGCCATAACTGATCTATTTGCTAGAACCACTTCAGGTGGACTGGGTCTTGAAGAACTTAACAGACTAGCAGACAGAGGAGTTCCGGTATTCAGAATACTAGAAGAACAACTGGGCCTTGCAAGATTAGAAATATCCAACGTTGGTAAGACAGCAGAAGGATCTAAAAAGATTTTAAATGCATTATCCAAAGGGTTAAGAGCAGACTTTGGTGGTGCCACAGCCAAAGTTGTTGATAACTTATCCACACAGTTTTCTAACTTAAACATAGCATTGAAGAATTCAGCCAACGAGTTTGGTGTGGGGCTGTCACCGGCACTTAAAGACGTAATAGCAGACCTTACAACATTCATTGAAGACAACGAAGAATTGATAGCCGCACTGGGTAGATTGGGAGGCAGTGTACTTAAAGGTGTTGTTAATCTATTCATTGGTTTTGCCAAGGCCTTGGGCAGTATTGTTCTTGGTGGTGAGAAACTAATTGAATTCTTAAGTGATGGTGAAAGGGAGTTGGATGACTTACACGAAGCATTAGTAGGTCCGGACGATGAACTGTTACGACTCGATCAACACCTAAGAGACTTCACTAACATACCTATCGCAATGATTGGTGATATGGGAGATGAGTTTGATAAACTAGGTCCTACATTGGCAGAAGTGGCAGAACAACAAGCAAACTATAATAATGCACTAGGTGATTATGCAGAGGATGGGGCCACAGTAGCTGAGATACAAGCCGAAAACCTTAAAAAAATAGCAGATGAAGCCGCGGCAGTAAACAGAGAAACTGCCATGATGAACAGAGGTTATAAAAAGACTTCTGAAGCAACTAGAACTGCCAACAAGGCGTTAAGAAATTACAGAGAAAACCTTGTAGAAATGTTGAAGGATTACAGCACAGCCACGATTATGACAGACACACTAACCAACATGACACTTACTTTTGCTAAAACAACTGAATCAGCATTGACTGACGTTGTTATGGGAACCAAGACCTTGCAAGAAGCACTTGGACAGATAGGAAAAGCTATCATAAGAGATCTAGTTGGTGGCATAATAAGATTGCTTGTGGTTGGACCTCTGTTAGAAAAGATAGCCACGATATTTGGAGTAGACATGGTCAGTGGGGTAAACAAACAAGTTAACGCACAGAAAAGATTAAACAAAGAACTACAGAAGAGCATAGGATTAAAATTATTCTTGATGCTGATCGGTGGTGGTGCCGCTGACGGTGGTACTGTTGGATATGCCAATGGTGGCAAGATAGGATTTGGTGGTGCCAGGGCAGGTGGCGGATCAGTTGGTGGAGG